TGGTGGAATAACCGCTACATAAACCAAATAAATAAGGTTAAATAGTTTTGTAGAACTATGGGGTAAATCGTATAAAGGGTTTACCCCGAATCTACTTAAAAATTTTAACAATTAACAAGCCCATTCACGCACAGCCAGTGCTTAGGGTAGGAGGTAAACATGGCAAAAACTTTGTACAAATATTCAGTCGTTGAAGCACAAAATGCTTCATTAGGACAAGCAGGGTTAATTTTAATAGATGATACAGCAGAACATGCGGGTCCATTTGTAGCTATACAAGCATTAGAAGATTCTGTAGTTGATGTATCTGAATGCGACATGTCTTTTATTGAAGATGTTGTTGATTTTACAATACCAGCAGGAATGACTATTTATGGTAATTTTGCATCTATCGAATTAGATAGTGGCAAAGTATTAGCATATCACGGGTAATTTTAATTATGGGATTAGGATTATCAAGCAATATAAATAAAGTAAGTGAGGGCTATCCTCAATACAGAACAAAAACATCTTGTACTTTTACAGCGTCAGATAGTGATAAAATTGAAGTTGCTAATCATGCTGATTTACAAGTCAATAGTTCAGATTTTTCTGTTTCTGGATGGGTAAAAGCCACAGTCGATGCTTCAAGCACTGATAATGAAGATGGATATGCTATTATGCAAGCAGGATTATTTGGAACATCTGGTAATGGTAATGGTAGAGGTTTTTATGTATTCTATTATGATGGTGGTGGTGACCATGAAAAATTTCAATTTTTTACAAATAATTCAAGTTCAAACTCAACTAATATAACAGGTGATGATGTATCACATAATCAATGGTATCATGTTGTAGCTACATATGACACTAGTTCAACAACTGGAAGATTATATGTTAATGGTTCTGAAGTATCTGCTGGAGCTAACACAAGTATGGCTGCCCCAGAACAATATACAGGCACTGTTTCTATTGGAGGTTCTAGCACAAATTTTATTAATGCTAAACAATCTGAAATTGTTTTTTGGAAAGGAGTTGTATTATCTCCTGCACAAATTACCGCATTATATAATAATGGTAGACCTAGACATGGACTTGCTTGCGAAAGAAGTTCTGTAAAAGGTTGGTGGAAACTAAATTCAGATGATGATACAGGTTCTGGAAATGTAATTGACTCTAGTGGTAATGGTAGAAATGGAACATCATCAGGATTAGCTAGTAGCGATTTTGATACAACAGATGTGCCAGGAGGTTAATATGCCAAGTAAATTTTATAAATATAAAAATGGTAAAATTATTGAGTTTAATCCTGAAAAAGAGATTGATAATGACAAACCAAATAATTATATTAATATGCGTAAAACATGGAGTAATACTACGAAAGTAGAATTTAGTCATTCTACTGTCGAACAAGATATAGCGAATAGGAAAAAATAATGGCAACATTTTCAGAGACTATACAAGATTATGTAGGTGATTTTCAAGATACAACAGCTATTAGTCAATTTTTAATAGATGGCTTAAAGCAATTGTATAATTTATTACCACCAGAAAAACTAGCAGAATGTGTTAGCCATACTGAGCTTAGCAATTCTCCTAGTACTTTATCTTTAAATACTGCAACAATAGGCCCAATTTTATCTGTAACTAGAAAAGATTCAAAAGGCTTTAATCAATTATGTAGGCAAATTACTCCCGCTATGGCTTCAAGAGTTTCTGATACATCAGATTTAATGCATGTAACAGATACAGACCCAGTTTATTTTATTAAAAATTCTGTTTTAAATGTATTTCCAGACCCTACTGCTAGTCAAACAGCAGAGGTATTATTTCTTCCAATAACATCAATTGCACATGGTGATAGCTCTATAAACAATTTATCAAATGATATGGAATATGCAGTAGTGCTTTATGCAGCTATAAAATGTGCAGAATCATTATTAGCTTCAGAGGAAGACGCAGAATTATATGTTCCTATTATAAATAGTTTAAAAACAGATTACGCTCAAGCAATACAGTCAATGGGCGCTGCAAGACAACAAAGAGGAGCAGCTAATGAAAGTTAAAGATGTTATACAACAAATAGAATTAACAATGGGTAGACAACCAGAAAAATATATTAAACAACTTATTAATGATTGTTTAATGGATATGTCTGGTAAAGTTCAACATTATAGAACTGAAAAAATACAAAATTTAATTTCAAAACAAAGATGGTATGAATTAGATGACTCTGTTATAGATATAACAAGAGTTGAAATTTTAGATAACAATAACAGGTATACTAAAATACCTAAATTAGCAGATTCACATAATATTATTAGAGATGATACTGATAATGAATCTGACTCATTAAAATAGGAGTAAAAAATGGCAAGTACAGTAACAGCCTCAACAATGACAGTTACAATATCTGAGTCAATAACACTAAATGGTAAAAATCAAGGTGGCACACAGACCTTATCAATTCCTTCTATAGCAACAGTATCAAGAAGAATTATTGATGTGCCTGCTTCTGAAGTAGAAATTCTTGCAATGTCTACAGCTGTAGCTGCAGGAACATTTATTGAAAGTGATGTTTTATATATTCGTATTACTAACCTAGATGATACTAATCATGTTACTTTATTATTTAAAAATGAAAACAATGATGAGTTTGCTGTTAAATTAGACAAAGGCCAAACATTTATATATAACGGTGATTTATCTGGTGGTGTAGTAGATACTATGGATGCAGATAGTAGTGCATTAAGCGTATCATTAGGAGATTTAGTAAATGTTACAGCAACAGCAGATACAGCGGCTTGTGATGTAGAAGTTTTTGTTGCATGCAAATAGGAGAATAAATGTCAATAGATAAACGAAGTTATCCAAATACTTATTTTGCATGGTATAATGATGATGATAGGTTAGCTCTTGTTTGTAGAGTTATTTCTGCTGACACTGGAGATTTAACAGAAGCTCAAGTAGATAGATATGATACTTATTCTGGTTCTAATGTTGAAAGCGGAATTAGAATACATACTCATTCAAAATATGGTATTGTAGAAGAAATGACAGATGATTTGAGAAAACACTCAGGTGTTGACACTTCTCTTCATCCTGCAATAGTAGACTATATTAAATCTAGATTATTAGAAGATATGGGAGATTTGCAAAGAGCTGCATATTATAAATCTAAATACGAAAGAACTATTAAGCAATATCCTCATAGAAAAAGTGGAGTTCGCTCTTTAGCAGTGACAAGAATGTAATATGGATGTAATACAAGTATTAGAACAATTTGGTGTACCAGTAGCTATGACAATAGCTTTTGGATATTTTATTTGGAAACAAAACAATTGGATACAAGAAGATTTAAAAAAAGATTTAGATGACGCTAATGACAGGTTTGAAGGTATTGTAATTAAACTTATTGACTCTCAAAAACAAATGCAACTAGAGCAAAAAGACATAAAGGCTAGTTACAGAGCTATTGTAGAAATACTTGCTGCTTTAAGTGGTAACGGACTAAAAGAACGATTTTTAAAAAACAAAGACTATTAACAAATAAAGGAGTATACTATGCCAATGGGTAAAGGTACATATGGGTCTAAAAAAGGTAGGCCTGCTAAAAAATCACCTATGAAAGCCAAGAAAAAGAAAATGGCTAAAAGAAAAAGTAATATGAAAAGGAGCGGATATTAATATGGTAGATATTATTATAGCACATTTAAAAACTAAAAAGAATGAAATTATTGATGCATTAAATAAAAAGGTTAATATACCTTTAATATCTGAAGCTAAAGAAGAACAAATATTTTCATCTCTTTTTGATGGCTTTATGGAAGTTTTAGAAAACGTACTTAAAAAGAAAAAATAATGCCTAAACAAGTATACCATATTAAAAAATTTGAAGGTGGTATCAATAAAAGTTCAGACCCTAGAGATATAGAAGATAATGAATTAGTTGAGGCTACAAATGTTAGTGTATCAAATCAAGGTAGAATAATTATGTCAGGAGATGGTAAGTCTCCTTTTGCTACAGTTAATCAAGATAAAACGCTTGTAAGTCCTACATCTTCTCAAGATTCACAAAATTTATTTAACAATAATTCAAATATATCTTCGGGTCATGGACTTTTTTCGTTTGTTCATGATTTTGATTTTAATAATACAGATTTAACTACAGACCCAATTACAGAACCTAAAGAAAAACCTACAGAATTTATATGTATAAATGATGGGGCAGATATTGATGTATGGACTGATAATTATGAAGAATCACAATATGATGCCTGGAAACATCAATTAATATCTTTAGGTAAAATTCATGAAGGAGTAAAGCCTGTTTATTATAAAGCTGATAATGGGTTTAGAGTATGTGATGGAAATTTTAGTGAAGAAAAACAAAATTTTTTAACTAACGGAGCTATATCATCTGATGCAACTGTTGCAGTTATTGTTGATAATAATAAAGCTTCTTTTTTTGAAGCTGGAGAATATATTAAAATAGACTCTGAAGTTATGAAAATAAAAGCTGTTAATAATGGTACACATACATTAACTGTAGAACGTGGTAGATTTGGTTCTAAAATTGAAAATCATGATGATGATTCTGAAATATTTAAAATAAATGTTCCTAAAATATTTGCGCATATAAAAAGACCTATGTTAAAAAAGGCTGGCGCTAATACAACAATCAATAGATGGATACAAGATATACAAGTTCCTGAAGCTCCTAAACATGGAGCATTAACAGTATTTAGAAGTAATATACTTGGTTCTGATACTAATACTTTAACTGATAATTCTTTATACCCAGATGAGCCTGAAAAAGTAAATTTAGGTATTGCTTTTAGCACAGTTGAAGACAATGCTGTTTTAACTTTACATGAAGGAGAAGTGCTTTCATCTGAATCAACTTCTCTTGAAACAGTAGTAGTTTTAACTTTAGCAGATAGTGATGACCCAACAACTCCTGTAGATGTATCATCATCAACTTATAATTTTTCTATAGG